AGGCACACCTACTGCTCTTGCCCATAAACTAGCTTGTTTCTGTTGTAGTTGGCTATTTAAACCCCAAGCACCATTAGCTTTTCCAGTGTAATCCGTACCACTAGAAGTAGTTGCTGCCGCTACAACAAAATTACCTTTCCAACGATTAGCCATTAGAAAGCTCCTTTATGAAATATCTTCATAACTTACGGTGTAGGTGATTTTACTAGCTGTTCCAGAAGTTACCGTAATTGATGTACCTTCTTCAAGATAAACAGCAGTAGATTTATCAAGCACGTTAAGTGTCGCCCCTGCTGGAATAGCTACTGTAAAAATAATTGGATAAGCTGTACCACCACTAGGAGCAGAGCCTTGAGCTACTGCTCCATTAGTATAAATAGAAACAGTTGCATTGATGGAATTAGTCCCGTCTACGTTAGACGCTAAAATATCGTTAATTTTATAAATTTTTCCGCTAGATGCAGCGTTTGGCAATAAAACCACCGCTGTTGTAACTGACGGTGTTAAATAGGTTGTCTTGCCGTAAATTGTTGTTACGTTTACTATGTTTGGATTTGCCACGATTTAACCTCCGAATACGATTGCCATAGCTATGGCTTTACCTGTTGATACACCACCACCTCCACCACTACTACCTAACAAACTCCAAGCATAGTCACTAGCCGTTGTAGATTCAGTTGCGCTAGTTTTATTAACCGCTATGCCGATGTAGGTTTTTCCTGTAGGAGAATCTGATAATCCTGTTCCTATGGCATCATCACCATATTTTATCCATGTATATAAAGATGAACCTGCTGCGCCTGTATCACCTGTTGCACCCGTAGCACCAGTATCACCTTTAATTAAAGACCAATCATAATCGCCAGCATTAGTGGATTCTGTTGCAGTTGTTTTATTTACAGCAATACCTAAATATGATTTGCCCGTTGGAACATTGCTTAAATTAGTGCCGTTTGCATCGTCAGCATATTTAATCCATGTGTAAAGGGTTGTACCTGTATCGCCTTTTATTGCTGCCCACTCATAATCACTTGCTGTTGTTGATTCAGTAGCAGATGTTTTATTTACAGCGATACCAATATATAGTTTGCCAGTTGAGGTATTACTTAACCCAGTTCCAATTGCATCATCTGCATATTTAATCCAAGTATATAAAGATGAACCCGCTAAACCAGTATCACCTCTAATTTGTGACCAAGCATAATCTGATGCGGTAGTGGATTCAGTAGCAGTGGTCTTATTAACTGCGATACCAATAGCAACTTTACCTGTTGGGGAATCACTTAATCCTGCACCATTTATATCATCGGCATACTTAATCCATGTGTAATTTGGTGTACCATCATTCACAAGGAGTGACCAATAACTAGTATTTGTTGGAACAGTTGATGTGCCTACTTTTGCAATATAGGCTGCACCATTGTATCTTACGATATCAAGAGCTTTATATGTTCCTGCAACCCAATCGCCTTGTGATACAACAGCAATGCGTCCTAAATTACTTGTTGTCATAACGGTGTGTACTCCACAATAAATTCACCATCTACAATTGATGGATTAAAAGTTGATAAATGTTCCACAATAAGTTCGCCATCAGTTATATCAAAATTAGCAAAGGCTAATACCGTTGTTCCAGCACCACCTGCAATGGTATCATTTTTCCACAGTGATGTTACAGAGTCATATTGTAACACATCACCATGTGTGGGAACATTTATTGCAACATTATGTAATTCGTCTAATTCAAATCCGTTCTGTACTTTAACAAACACAGAGCCGTTATTTGCATTTTTTCTAGTTACAACACCTAAATACACCATGTGATATGGTGCAGCGGGTTTATTGTTTAATCCATATAAAAGACCGCCCGCAGTCGTAGGACTAAGCCAAATCGGGTCACCTTCATTAAGTGCCATTGATGTGTCAAGGCTTGTTAACGCACCCTCGGTTATCACATAACCTGTAGCACCAACAGCAATATTTGATTCAATTAACCCAAGTGTTTTGCTTGATGTGGCTTCAGTGTTTGCTTGCGCTAATGCAACTTGTACGTTAGCTCCAGACGCACCATTAATATAAACTGCTTGACCTTTTAATAAAACCGCACCTGTTGAATTCTTAACAACTTGACGAAGTTGTTCAGCCGACCCACTGGGCACAACACCAAGAAGTGTATCGCCAGCAGGAAGCTCACTTATATCAGCACCAACTCGTACTAGCGGATAACGAGCTGTCATGATATCACGCTAATACAATAGGGTCTGAGAATTCAACATTCACAGAGGTGGCAGATGTAGCAACACCTACACGTTGGATAATTTGGTTTGTGCCTGAAGGAGGTGTATTTGTTAATTGACCCGCAGTTGTGGCAAGATATACATCACCAGCCGTTAAACCAGTCAATGAGGTGTTTGTTCCTTCAAAATAAACTTCTGCTGTGGCAGGATGTGTGAATGCGGCTAATACATAACCATGTGCGCGTTTAGCCACACTGGTTGCGTCTGCATTACGCACATTGAAAACACCTGCATTGTTCCAGATATTCACAAGGTTACCTGCTGCAAGTGATTCCGATGTAGCGATACTTTGAACATCTTTACTTGATAAACCTGACGGCATCATCGCAAGTGTTAATTTTCCATTTACATCTAATGTTGGAATTTTTTCAGAATCAATTGCACCACCAACAGTTGCTGCGACTGTTTCTGTGATTGTCCCTGATTGATTTGATAAATATTTAGTAGCCATGTTATTCCTATTGTGTACTAATTGGTAGTCCAAGATTCACAGCAATCATTGTTGTGGTCATGGCAACACCCATTTGTTGAATAAATCCTGTTGTGGGTACAGTGGTGGTTAATTGACCATTGGTCGATAAATAATATTTTTCACCAACTGTTAATCCTGAAAAACCATCTAATTGACCACCTGTACCAATAATAGTCACATATGAGCCAGCAGATGATGCGCCTTTAGTGATACCAACTACTTTGCCCACAATGGTAAGATTATCATGACTAGCTACGACTAATTTACCAGAAATGGTGTCATATGCCAGTGCAGTTAAACTATTAACAATTGGCAGTGTATCAGGAAGAATAGTTGATATTGCACCTGCTTCCCCTTTCTCACCACGAAGACCAGCAGGGTATGCACTAGTAATAGTTTCGACAACTTGACTAACTTCAATAATACTATTTTCAGTCGTAACGGTAATTGCTGTCATACTGCTCTCGTCACTTCAGGAACAACGATGATTTTGTCTTTATAATCAGCCACAGGGGGTAGAACAGTTGTGACATTTGTTCCAACTTCTTGTTGGATGTCATAGTAATAGCTACCAGCCACAATAGGCTTAGTTAATGCCGCAGGAACAGCCAAGTAACAAATACCCTGTGTTGGTTGGTCATTTTCGTTATATCCAGCCACAGTGCTAAATTGAAGCACTGCTGATGAATCTAAATCGTCAAAAGATGACTTTAGTGTCAACCAGAACTTATACCCTGTGATATTAACTACATTGCTGTTGTTATCCAATATCCGTAATTGAATATTGTAATCATCACCCGCTCTCATGTCTGGAAGATACTTAGCCATTTTTAATCCTCGTTAGGAACTAATACTGCGGTCACAGTGCCAGAAACAGCAGTTACATTTAATGCAATGTAATCAGCACTTGCGATAGTGGTACGACCTGATGCCGAAATTGTTGAGATTGTAATATCTTTTGCGGTATCACGGAATGGATTACTGATTAAAGTAATGCTCGCTGTTCCAGAAATATGAACCACAAGTGTTGAAAGAGCTGGTGCAAACAATGTGTTACTTCTACCAGCCACAGTAGTAATATCAGAACGAGTTTGTGTTAGCAATCCATTGTTATCAACAACCGTCCCGAAAAAGGTATAACATCCTTCACTCATTTTCTTTTCCGTTTAGGTGGTTTGATAATATCAAGGATTTCTTTAACAGAAAGACCTGATTCTTCTAATTGCTTAATTTTTTCAGCCTTTAAATCACGTTCACGTTGTGCTGATGCTACATATTCAGCAATAACTAATGCATTTTCTTCTGAATCACTTTTGTGAATAACTTGACGCTCTAATGCTTTATGACGTGAATCTAAATCAAGAATCTGTGCTTCAATAGCTTGTTTTTGTGCAAGCAAACCTTGAAGTTCATTGTGTGCTGCTTGAAGTTCAACTTGTAATGCATCTTGGTCATCAGCAGGAATTACAGCTACCGCTAAAGGTGCTTCAGGTACGATTTCTTCAACAACTTCTTTTTGTTTTTTAGACGCTTTTGGTGGAGCAGTGTATGTCGCTACGTTATCACGAAGTAAACCTAATGCTACTTTGTTGATATCGTCACGAGTTAATTCTGAGTCACCAACCAATGCTTTCACAGCATCAAGTGCAGGTAAACCATCATCAGTCCATACTGTTTCATCAAATGGGTCTAAGCTCTTTAATACGCTTAATAAATCAACAGCCATTTTCTTATTCCTATATCTTTAATGTGAAACTAGGTGTGAGTTGTTTTCCCACACCTAGATTTAAACAATCTTAATATTCGCGTGTAATTAAACGTGCGATAGGAATTTGTTTACGTTCTGGGTAAGCACGTTGCCATGAACCAGCGGCTTGTAAAGTAGTAACTGATGCACCACCACCTGTAGCAGTACCAACATAAGAAGTACCAGTAGGCGCAACAACCCATTCTGTACGGCTGTACAATGTTTCAACACCTGAACCGTTACCCGCAGATGGGTTACGGAATACTTCAGTTGGTGTTTTAGGAGTACCCATACCTAATTCAATTGCACCTTGACCAAGTACATATGTTTCAAATACACCAGCAGAACGTGGAACCATATCGTCATACACAACTTGAAGACCCATGAATGTTGGGATAGTCAATTTACCTTGTGAATCAGGAATGAAGTCAATCAAGTCGTTTTTAAGCATACGAGCATAAACAATTGAGTGAACAAGTAATGTACTTAAGTTGCCGAAAGAATCACCCATAGTTGCTAAAGTATCAATCAATGCATCAGCAGTGAAGTTAGTCACACCAGCAGTGAAAGATGCACCTTTAACATCAACAGTCATGTCGTTTTGAACGTGTTCTGTGCCAGTAGGAGCAGCTGCGTTATCAGCAAATACACCTTGTAAAGTAGCCACAACGTGTGATTGTAAATCCCATGCCCAGTAGTTAGACACACGGTTTACGATGTTTGCTAATGGGTCAGAACCTGTGATATCAGCAGACAAATCAATAGAAGTCCAAGATTGGTTACGGCTCAATCTGTGTTGTACAATAGATGCCGCTGAGAATGCTTTTGCAGTTGACAATACTGAATCGTCATCGCTAGATACGTTAGAGTTAACACGAGTTAAATCTTTGTGGAAAGGCATAGTAACGATGTTACCACCGCCAACTAAGAAATTGTCTAAGTAAGAAGAACGCGCAATTGCACCAGATTGAATCAATTTTGATTTTGCTTCAGTTGCAAGTTGTGTGTACTGTGTGAATAACTGAGGTACGACTAATGCCGAAAGTTGTGTAGCTGTTGCCATTGTAAATAATCCTTTTGAATAATGTTTTTAGTGTATTTCATTTCTGCACCCATGTGTGAAATTATTATATTCTGTTAACCTACCCATGCAGGTTTGTAACCGCTAAGTTACACTAAAAATGCTTAATTGTCAAGAGGTTTGGATAAAAAAATACCCTAGAAGATAATCAACTAGGGTAGAAGGTAAGCAGAGAGGGAGAGTACACAAATGAACAACAATGAAAGAATCTATTAAATAACCTAATCTAAGCCATTTAAGAGATTCCTAGCATGATGGAGAGGTTCATGCTAGAAACCAAGAGGAGAGTCTATGAGATGAATTTAGATTTTACGCGCCATAAAAAATAAACTATGAGCGATTATTTCACACATTCACAAACCTGTCAAGCAATTTAAAAAACTAATTTACTACCAGCCGCTTTAGCTAACTGTTGTGCTAATGCAGGGTTCTCAGCCATCAGTTTTGCTTGCTCTGTCATGTTGCCTGTTGCGAATGGATTATCGACTCGTGAAGAGCCACCAGAGCCTTTTGAACCGCCACCCTGTGATTCACCCCACCAGAATGCAGTCACCTGCTGTTGCTGTGCTAACCACGCTTCAAATGGAAGATAATCTTCTTTTGTGAGGAACTTACCCTCATCCGTTTCAACAAATAGTCTTTCTGCTTTGAGCATCACAGTTTCTTCAAAACGTGGGTCAATCTTTGCCGCACGAATCTTACTTGTGAATTCGTCATTCATTCTACGTTGACGCTCAATCGTTTGATAACGATTTAATTGTTCTTCATATTCTTTTGTCTTTGTGAGTAATAATTCTTTCTCACTTAGCACAGGTTGTAATTTAGCGTTAAGCCTCGCTGCGACCATTGATTCTAATTTGGAATCATCAATCTTACCATCAGCAGCGGCTTCAAGCTCTTTGATTCGTGCTAATTGTTGTTGCACAGTTTCAGGTTCTAATTCACCAAAAAGTGACAACTTTTGTTTAATTGTCTTTGCATCATTGCGTTCTTTTTGAAGTGCGGAGTAAACCGTATTAAATTCATTTAAAGGTTTCACACCTTCAACATCTAATACATATCTCGCCCCATCATCAACTGATGTATATAAGTCATGAAGGGTTGCATCTAATTCATCTAAACTCGTTAATTCGTATTTTAAAGCCATCTTTAAAAATCCTCTAAGGTTCGGCTAGCATTAGCCTTCTGGGTCACTAGCACCATTGCTAGTTTCATTATCGTCTTGACCATTTACTGTCACAGTAGTGGTCGGTTGTTTAACAGGTTGTACTTGGATGGGTGGAGCTAAGTCTTCACTATCCATCTGAGCGCGTTCTTCGTCATAATCCATCTTGGTTAGGTTCTGTGATTTGAGAATCTCATGTAACGCAGCGTCAGAAATAGGAAGTAATCCAGTTTGTTTAGCCGCCACAAGTTGAGCAAAATCTTGACCTGTCATATTTTTATCAGCAAATTGTAAATTCGGAATAACCTTAACTTGGGTTTCATCCACATTCATCCAACGTGCTAACTTTTTAAGTAATTGTTCTAAGCCATACGCAGCGGTCACAGCAACTTGATTCAAACTCGCTGTTTGAGCCGCCATACGAATTTTTAGTGCGTCACCCGATTCCTGCTTACTATTGCTATTCATTAACTGACCCGCTTTAGTCACAGCGGCTTCTTTATCGTTCTGAAGAGCCTGACGCATCTCAGCAAGACCTGAAGAGGACACACCAATAAACTTAGCATCACCACCCATATCCACATCAATCTTAGCTCCAGCACCCACACGAGTAGCTTGGTCTTGGTCTTGTGAGCCACCTACAACCACGAGTGTGTCTTGACCTTGCATATAGAGCGTGTGACGATAATCCGCCTCAGCACGATAGATTGCAAGCGTCAGATTGGCTAATCCGAGTAATGGTGGGATATCAGGTGAAGCAGAAATATCTTTTGTATTGATAAACACAAAGGGGATTTCATTTAATGTTTGACCACGATACTTAGGTGTGTAGAGTGAACGGTCAATCATGACTCCATTCTCACCCATAATCACAACAGCTTGGGAATAACTGCTCGTTGATAGGTCTTCTTCATTGATAACTAAATCACCCAATGAAAGCACACGGTATCTGAATTCTTCAAACCATGAGAAGTCACGTCTAACCCATGTGGACTCATCGAGTACCACAAGGTTTAAAGCATTGAACCCGACATTATCAGAACCTTCATCCCAATTAGTAATATGCTCTGCATCATATATAGCGATATATGGGTTACCAGACCCACTAGTATCAATATCAACAAGTAACCCAACGCGACCAGTAATAAATTGTTGCGCATGAATCCTCCGCAATAAATGGTCAAGATTATCACCATTAATACTCGCTTTATCACGCAAGAATTCCATTTCTGGTGGTAGTAATACTTGTGTTGGTTTATAGTGAAGTAATCCTAAATAGGATTCAACTGCATCATGCACAAAATTGTGATACACAGCGCGTTGTTTATAAGCATTGTAAGCCACTCTGCCATCTTGACCAATTCCCATACCATCGAGAGTATGACCACCCGTAGGGGGAAGATAGGTTTCGCTTTTACTTTTTACCTGTTTTTCACCCATATAACAATCACGCATTAAGACGTAATCTTGGATTGCGATATCGTAGAGTGGATGAGTTGAGCTGATACTCATAAGTTTTATCCTTCAGTAATTATGTCATGAGCAGAAGCTAAAGCAATCACACCAGTTACGACATCAACGGCTGTGTCTTTATCAATGCCAAATAAAGAAATAAGAATCATCGGAACTAAAAGCATCAAACCACGTTGTGTGCCTTGCTCTGATAATTTAAAGACTACTTTATCCCACAATGAGGGTTTCTTGACCTGTGTCGAAGTAAGACGAGTGATTATCCCTTCTAACTCCGCAATTCTATTTTCTAAATCTTCTGCCATTTCACCCTCACTATAGTTTTATTACTTAGCTTGTTTGAATGCAAGAAATTCCGTTTCTGGTTTAGCAGGAATATTCAATGCTTCACCTGTAGACGGGTTACGACCTACTCTCGCAGGACGTGCAGAACGAGTTTTCCATTTAAATGAACCGAATTCAGGGATACGAACTGCTCTTTGGTTAGTAAGTGCAGAGAATACATTATCCACAATAGTACGGGTTTCATTGTTGGTTAAGGAAATACCTGATTCCGCATTAATTGATTTAACTTCTTGCAAAAATTCTTTTAAAGCCATGGTTATTTTACCTTTAGGTTAGTATAAGGTGGTTAGAAAAATACTACATTACCACAGTTTGAAGGGTTTTGTCAAGGATTTGTTGGGATGGGAGGAGGATGATAGTTGTCGGTACTGAACTCCGACTTGGGACTCTTAGCTAACCCTGCGAGTGTGCTATTCAGCGTATCAGCCTACGCATTAACTATCAATAAAAGCACTGTTTACTGCGTTCTACGAGTCAGTTTCGATTCTTCCCTATCGTAGTAACAAGTTAGCATCGCTGCTAACGTCACCCCATAGTACGGGTAGCTATACCGTATTACTCTATGCTACGGGTTGCAAGGTTCTCATTTGCGGTGAGAGCGAGCAATGCTTTTATTGATAGTGCTTGTCTTTCCAAGCTGTCACCAGTCCACTCTCTGCGCACAAGCTGGTTTGATGCGCTCCTTTTCGATATTAGTCTGTTGGTAGGCTCAACAGATTGATAGCAATCTCGGTATTCGTTGTCGTACTTTCAGACAATCCCAAGTCTCCTATTTCCGAGCGTCAGGCAATTACTGGTGCGCTATGCGCGTACTATCAAGTCATAGCAACTATTGGGAGTTGAACCCAAATCAATGACATTTTAACGTTAGACCTCGCTGGTAGCTAACCAGCCTTTAGTTGCTATGCTTCATAGCGATGTCTTTCCATCAGTCAGTACGAAAACTTAAAGAACCCTCGTGACTCAGAGCCGTGTTAAATCTATTATATCTATTTATGCACAGTACCACAAGAGGTGCAACGATATTCTTTTTTAAGTGTAGCGTTCATCACACGCATACCAACACCATATTCTTTATCTTGGAAGTTAGTAATGGGTGTGCCTTTGCATGAACACTTTTTAATTTCAACAGCCATTTGGATACTCCTTAAATGATTTAAATGAAATTATAATGCCTTATTTTAACTTGTCAATGTTTTTATAGAATTCAGCTATCTTAATTAATTCATCAACCGTTGCATTACCCTTGAGCTTATTGACTCTATTGGACACAACAATTATGTCGCTGAGTTCATAAACACCATCATTATCAATCCTATCAAAACTATAAGAATCATCATATGCCTTGCCTTTATTCCATTTAAGAGGTATTCCTAGTATCGGACATAGGGTTGGATAGTCTATGCCGTATAAATCTGTTTTAGTTAGATGGAAGGGAATACCTCGCCTCTTTGCACTCGATTTAAGCTGTCGGTAAATCGTGTTTAGGTGTTTGATAAACTATATCCCTTTAGTTTTACCACTTCGACTTCCCGTTTTTAATCCATAAATCTTGTATCTAAGGGCATCAGCACAATGGTCATTTTGGCGTTTAGTTTCGATATCATCAAGGTTCTTATCATCTCTTTGCAGATAAGGGAATACCTCAATTAAATTATCACAAGTATTAAAAATAAACAATCCTGCTTTTTCACGAAATGGTTTTGCTTCAGTTACTTTTGCATTTACTAAGTATTCAGAAATACGCTCCCATCCAGCAATACGGCTTCCCGATGATTTATCTGAGCGAGTCCAAGTCACACCTTGATAAACCTTATTGCCAATAGTCACAGGTTTTTGCATATCTGATGCGATACAGTTTCCATTATCCACATTCCAGATAGCATTATCCGCATTGCCAGCCACACAACGGTCATATATGCCCCACATGAGTTCTCGCTCGATGATTCCCTTAGCGATATCCGTAGCAAGCATTCTCAAGCCTTTATTGTTATCCTTTGGGTCACAACCTGCCCATTCATGGATTAGGAATATATCCCCTTTAATGGTTGAGCGTGTTTTACCATTACGAAGAATGATATCACAGCCATCGGATTCAGCAAACCACAATACGCTAAATGGTGCAGAGCTACCATAGTCAAAAGAACGGTCTATTTTCCACGCTTTAGGGATATCAAACGGCTCAATAACATGAACTTTACTTTCCCAAATATAATCAAATCTACCACCCTCACCATCATTATCCCACGAACCAAGTAACCATTGCGCCCTACGAATAGGGTCTTCAATAGACTCTAATTGGGCAATATACTCAGGGGTTAGTTTGGTATTTTCTTTATAGGAGCTGAAGATATGTGTCTGTGTCCGATAAATAATCTCCTGTTCCTGTGTTCGAGGATTAAAAATCTCAATAGGGACTTTGACAATCTCACCTCGCACACCCTTATCAATAAATCGTCTCTTAACCCAGTTACGCCCAATGCCCGAACTGTTTGTTGTTGCAAGCACAGTTAAAGGGATTTGTGGTAATAATTCCCCATTGGGAAGGGGGTAGTCTTCAGGTATGAAGGATGAACGATTTGTCGATAATACTAAATCAAATACTTCTGAGGTTGGATGTTTAGTTAACTCGTTTGGAGAAATGAAGCAATTCTTATTTGACAACCCCGTGGTACTTGTGATATAGTTATTGGTGTCATCAACTTCGATGTCGATTGTTTTTTGGATACCATATGAAAAAATTACGCATTTATGAACCTCAAATGGAACATCAACCTGTCTTCTTTCCTGTGAATACGGATGAGTGTAATAAAAAGACTCAGACGAAAGGTTATGTTCTTTTTCACATACCAACCCATCCATTTGCTGACTATAATGGTTATGTTTTAGCACATCGGGTGATTGCAGAGCAATATCTTGGACGATATTTGACTGCGTCAGAGGTAGTTCACCATATTGATAATGATAAGACAAACAATGACTTAGATAATCTGTGGTTATTTCCTGACCAACAGACACATTTAAGGGTTGGTCATTGTCCAACACAGAATAAGGCTCTTGTTGAAGAAGTTCTACGAGCCGCGAAAGACAGGTCGACAAACTTTGCGGACTTATCTTGCTCAAAGCATACTGCACGGAGAATTCTGTCTTTGTTGAACGTAGATTGGCAAGCTGGCGATGAAATCGGCTATAGCGAAGAAGACGTGAAGAACGCACTTTATCGCGCTGATGGGTCTTTAGCATCTGCTGCCAAATATCTGAAAACTTCTGCTGAAACGCTTCGTAGGAAGTTTCCGCATCTTGTGCCAACTTCAAATTCAAGAAAGTTTTGTTATTTAGATGATATGAAACCTTCGATTTTAACTGACTATGAGTCTGGAATGACAATCGGAAAACTTGTTGAAAAATATCAAACACAGCGCAAAACGCTTGAACTTGCATTTCATCGTTGGGGTGTTCCGAGTGGAAATAACAGGAATATAAATAAGCGCAAACTGAATTCCGTAATTGATTCCCTTGTGGAAGATTATCATTCTGGGATGAAGATATCTGCCATTGCATCAAAGCATAAGTCAAACGTAGTAACTGTTCGAACATATCTTGCAAATGCAGGGATAATTGTTGCGAATAGACGACCACAGGGGTTTCTTGATTCTCACAAAGATGAGATTTTAAGGATGCGTGAATCAGGGATGAAATTAGCAGATATCGCTGCTCACTTTCAAACAGACCGTGGTGTTTTGAGAAGGTTCTATGAGCGTTTAGAATCGAATGGTCAACAGACTGAACCTGTGAGCCAATAAACTTCCCATCTGAATTAAACACAAGTACCTTATTACACTCGCGTTCTTTTATCGGAAAGACGCGAGTTATCTTTTTATACCCTTCGGATGTAAGAATTTCATCCCCGACACACACATTTTGTATTTCTATATCGCCTTTATCTTTAATGTTGACTAATTCAGCCACACCAAGACACAACTCCTGTCCATGTAGAGAATTCTCATAATCCTCTTTTGTAGAAATAGAACGAAATAATAACTCTTCTCCCGTTTTCCACACATACTTATAATCAGATTTAGAGGCATAGAACTTTGAGCCATCATTAAATCGAGAGAACCATCTCTTAGCACGATTCACGATATCATCTAAAGCTCGATAAGATACGTCATACACAATACCACGCCAGAATTCACCATATCCTATGCCCACAAAACGTCTAAATCGCATAAGACTTACGTCAGTTTTACCCGATGCACGAGTTCCCTGTAATAATATAATCTGAGCTGGACAACTTAATGCCAGTTTCTGTGATTCAGCAATCGGTTCCCATACCTTCTTATATCCCGCAGGTAACACAATTTCCTTTTTATAATTTGACGGTAATATCAAATTGTCACTCATCCCAATCCCCACCTAATAAATAATCGTCTATCACTTCTAATTCATATTTCAATTTAAATAACGCCTCATCCTTTGTGTCAAGGTTCAAGAAACACTTATGAATATCCAAATCCAGTAACTCATTTAATTCCTCATTTGGCTCATTCATTAATGACTACTCATGATGGTATATTCTTCCTCACAGTAGTCTTCCTTTTGCACAGGTATGAAGCGTAAGCCGAGATTGAAGATAGCGAGGATTTCAATTACTTCAGAAAGTAATACTTTATTAAAGTTACCGAGAATAATGGCATCCATTGTGCCATTATCCCTAAATTTAGCTAGTTCCTGCTTCTTGGTATAGGTGAGTTGGGTTGTGGTGATTAGTGAGTCTAAAAGTAACACAAAGTCTTTTGATATCACAGTAGTCACAAATGTCTTGAAGTATTCTTCATCGGATAGGTTTTGGAGTTTCATACCGATGCCTCAAGTTGTTTGTGTAATTTACTCTGTGAATCAATGGCATGAGATGACCAATCATCCACAGTCATTGTAGCAGGTGTGACCATCACGCCTCCCATGAATTCAACTTTAGTCTCAGATTTAGAGGGAGCTTCTAATCCGAGTAGCACACCTAATTGTTTTGCTGCGGCAACTCTTGCGGATGGGTTTGAACCCTCTCCGTCATATATCATGATTTGTCTTAAGGAAATAATCATATCCTGACGCATACGCTCAGGGTCTGCTGCTGCCACCGATGCTTCGATTTCTTTACGCTTAATCATTATCTGGACTTTAGTCTCAGATAAGAATTCTTTTGCATAGTTATCTGCGTAGGTAGCGTTAATTCCTGCACGAATAGCGGCTTTGGTTGGGTTTTTGTCAAACATATATTCCTTCACAAACTTCTCACGAAGCTCAACCTCATAAGGACTAATTTGACGCTCTTTTGTTACTTGTTCTGTCTCAGCCATATCTAATTATTATTGAATTAAAAAGACATTTGTATATCACAATGGGGATGTTGGTGTCAAGTTTTTTAGGAATCCTATATTTGAATATGGGTTTATCCCATATAAAAAGAGGGTATATAGGGGGTGGGTTTGATTTGTTATCAAATAGTGGGGTGATTTGGGGTTTTTGTGGG